AAGTGTTGGAGTTCAACATGCGGATGGACGACGTGAGCGACCTACCGTTCCCTGTTGGAACGACGCTCACGCAGGAGCAGGCCGCGGTACTCAAGGCGTACAACGCGCACGACGTGACGGCGACCAAGCGCTTCTATCACGAATCGGTGGACATGATCCGTTTTCGCGAGGAGATGTGTGTCAAGCACCCCGAGAAGGATTGGATCAACTTCAACGACACGAAGATCGGCAAGGAGTACTTTACGCTGCGCCTCGAAGGTGCTGGGGTGCAGTGCTACGACTTCGGACCCGAGGGGCGCCAGCCGCGCCAGACCAAGCGCACCAGCATCGCGCTGCGTGACGCCATCCTTCCGTGGATCACGTTCGAGCAGCCCGAGTTTCAGCGCGTGATCGGCTGGTTGAAGGATCAGGAGATCACTGAGACGAAGGGTGTGTTCAACGACATCGTTGCTCGCGTGGAGGGATTCGACTTCGTGTTCGGTCTCGGTGGTATCCACGGGTCTGTGGAGAACGAGATCGTGCGTTCCACCGATGACGTTGAGGTGGTGGACCTCGATGTGACCAGCTACTACCCGAACCTGGCGATCGCGAACAACTTCCACCCCGCGCACCTGGGCGAAACCTTTGCGACGATCTACCGCGATCTGTTCGAGCAGCGGAAAAAGTACCCGAAGAAGTCGGCCGAATCAGCGATGCTCAAGCTCGCGCTCAACGGCGTGTACGGGGACTCGAACAACCGGTTCAGTGTGTTCTACGACCCGCTCTACACAATGACGATCACGCTCAACGGACAGCTCCTGCTGTGCCTGCTGTGCGAGATGATGTTGAGGCACGTGCCGGGCCTGTCCATGGTGCAGGTGAACACTGACGGCGCGACCTTCCGCGTTCCGCGCACCTCGCGCGCAGTGTTCGAGCAGGTGCGCGAGTGGTGGCAGACGCAGACGAATCTCAATCTCGAAGAAGCGACGTACTCAGCGATGTTCGTGCGCGACGTGAACAGCTACATCGCGCAGTTCACCGACGGCCGCGTGAAGCGCAAGGGCGCCTACGAGCATGATCTGGAGTGGCACCAGAATCACGGTTCCCTCGTGGTCCCTAAGGTCGCTGAAAAGGTGCTGCTCGAAGGCGCGCCGATCCGCGCGACGGTGGAGCAGTGGCCCGATCTTCACGACTTCCTGCTGCGCACGAAGGTGCCGCGGTCGAGCCATCTGGTCATCGAGCACGGCGGCGCAGAGCCCGAGAAGCTACCGAACACCTGCAGGTACCACATCGCGCGCGACGGCGGTCGGTTGTTCAAGTGGATGCCTCCGCTTGCGAGAAAGCCGAACGAGTGGCGCAGGATCGGCGTTGAGTCGGGGTGGAACGTGAGGGTCTGCAACGACATCCGCGACGCAAAGCGCGATGCGGTGGATCACGACTACTACATCCAGGAGATCGAAAAGTTATGCAATATCCTCAACTGATTAATGCCACGCAGGGTCATCGGTACAAGCTCGACGGGCGCGATGTGATCGCTCTAGAGTCAAGCCCGACGCCGAGGATCGCGTACATCGATCCTGTGTGGAATTGGCTCGGTGAGCGCAGTGTCTGCGATGCCGCTGATCTTGTGCCCCAGCCGATGCGCTACTTTCATGGAGACACGCCGCGATGAACATCTTTCCTGACCTGCCGCCCGAGTACCGTCTCGACCTGGCGCCGAACAACGTCATCATCGCCACGCATCCGGTCCTGCCGACGCTCTATCTCAACGAGAAAACGCACGAGTTCGAGAAGCTGGAGAAGCATGTTTCGGAGGTGAACACCGATGCTCGAACGTGACATCGAGTCGCGCAGCCGCAAGCGCGCCGCTTCGCGCAACCTGCGCATGATGAAGTTCACCAGCCCTGGTCATGCCTTCGTGCCAGACGACATCATCATGGCGCCGATCCCCGAACTGCTGCGACCCATTGTGGCGCGGTACTTCCGGTTCGCCGAGTTCAAGCAGGAGGGGAAGAAGCCGACCCCGATGCAGCGACGCGAGCACGAGCGGCTGCGCGAGATGGGGTTCACCGTCGAGGTGGTGGATTCGCTCGATGCGGCGGATCGCGTGTTCGGTGAGATGGGGGGTCAGTGATGTTGATGCGCGTCGAACCGAAGCTGCGCGACCCATCGTGCCTGCACGGCTACCAGCAAAAGGCGATCCACTTCCAATGCACCAATCCTCACTCCATGATGTGGATTTCAATGGGGCTTGGAAAAACGGTCATCACGCTCACCAGCATCGCGCATCTGCTGGCCACGAAGTTCCTGCGCGGCGTGATCATCGTCGCACCGATCCGCGTGTGCCGCCTCGTCTGGCGCCAGGAGGCCGCGCGATGGTCGCACACCAAGCACCTGCGCTTCAGCATGGTCACAGGTACGCGTGATCAGCGCACCCGGGCGCTGCTGCGCCCCGCGGACGTGTACCTTATCAACTACGAGTGCTTGGGATGGCTCGCTGAGACCCTGCGCACCTACTATCTCGACAAGGGCAGGCCTGCGCCGTTCAATGGTCTCGTGTGGGACGAGATCAGCAAGATGAAGAACTCGGCGACTCAGCGCGTCAAGTCCCTCATCGACATCCGCACCGGTAAGGGTGCGATCAACTGCTTCGACTGGATCACTGGCCTCACCGGCACACCTGCGTCGAACGGGTATCAGGACCTGCACGGCCAGTACCTCGTGGTCGACAAGGGTCAGAGACTCGGCACGAGCAAGACCAAGTTCATGACCGAGTGGTACAAGAAGGCCGATCCGCAGGGTCGCAAGGTCATCGCGTACAAGGACACTGAGGACCGCATCAAGCAGCTCATCAGCGACATCACGCTGGAGATGAGCGCGGAGGACTACAACCCGCTGCCCGACATGATCGTCAACGACATCGAGGTAGAGATGCCGCCAGAGTTGCGGGTGAAGTACGACCAGATGGAGAAGACCTTTTTCCTGCAGCTCGACAGCGGCAAGGGCAAGGAGATGTTCAACCAGGCGTCGCTCACGAACTCATGCCTGCAGTTCTCCAACGGTGCGGTGTACCCCATCGCAGGCATGCCGATGTGGGAGGCGGTGCACGACTTGAAGCTCGATGCGCTGGAGGACTTGATCGAGGAGGCCAATGGTCAGCCGGTCCTGTGTGCCTACGCATATCGATCCGACGCCGAGCGGATCATGAAGCGCTTTGCCGAGCTGGACCCGATCAACCTCACCGACTGCAAGTCCGAGGGTGCCCTGGCGAACGCGATGGCTCGATGGGCCAGTGGGAACTGCCGACTCATGATCGGCCATCCCGCGTCCATGGGTCACGGCGTGGACGGCCTGCAGAAGATGGGTCACATTCTCTGCTGGTTCGGCCTCACGTGGTCGCTGGACCTGTACGAGCAGTTCAACGCGCGCATTCGACGCCAGGGACAAGGCGTTCCGGTAATCTGTCATCGGATACTGTGCACTGACACAATGGACCAGGCCCAAGCAATCGCGCTCAACGACAAGGCGCAGACTCAGGAGTCACTGCGAAACGCGGTGAAACAATACCGGGCGATGAAAGGCGCTTGACCCGGTGGGGTCAGATCGTGGTACAGTGTGTCACATTGACTAAGGAGATGACATGAACATCATCGAACAGGCGATTGAAGCGCTAGAGCGCTGGGCCGACCTGATCATTTATCAATACAGCGGTTCCAGCGAGGCGATGAGTGACCTACAGGAAGCCGACAACTTCGGTCAGCAAGCCCTCTACGCCCTCCACACCCTCAAAGCCCACCAGCAGGCTGCGCAGGATGTGGAGCTGCCGGAGCCTGCGCTTTGGTTCGACCCCGAAACAGGCCACTGGAAGAAGTTGACCAAGCCGGATCGCCCTACCTACGAGGCGTACTACACCGCCGACCAGATGCGAGCCGCCATCGAAGCCCACCAGGCGCGGCAGGCAGTGCCGCAGGTGGACCGCCTGGCGCAGATCATCCGAACGGTTGACGGCTCCCACACCCTCGGGGCCGGGGCGCTGGCGGAAAAGATCGTTGAATCGCTCGCCGCCGCACCCACTCCAGAGGCCAGCCAGCCCGAGCGCTCCAGAAGTCAACGACTGCGTAATGCTGGCTTTACACCTCGGCCATCGTGGCGCGCCCTGCCGTCGGATGACGACACCCAGCCAGAACGCGTGACCATGTGCCCGGAGACCGAAACCCCGTGCACGACGTGCCCAACGCGAGGCGTCCCCTGTGAGGCCACCCAGCCGACGCAGGCCCACGACCTGTATACCGACGCCGACAAAGACCGGCCTGCCGTGATCTGCGACCGGAACGGCTCCGTGACTCTCAGCTTGTGCAAGCGATGCGGCAAAGGGGAGGCGCAACTTGATGGCCCCTGCCAGCCCGCGCAAGCCGAAGCGCCGATACCCGAGCCGCTACTGCGTGCAATTCGTGAAGCGGGCCTGACGTTGCTCAAGACGCAATCCGGCTACCAGCTTCGCAAGGTGGGCCCGGCTGTTGCTCAGGCAGCTATCCAGCCCACGCAAGCCGAAGCGCCGCAGACCTTCGCCGAATGGCTGAACGATCGCCGAGACCAGCGGGTGGCAGAAGTCTTTCTCGACGTCTGCTTGCGGGTGGCGGAAGAAATCAACGCCACCCACCCCGCCCCCGAGCAGGTGGAGCTGAGCGAGGACGCGGAACGGTATCGCTGGCTGTTCGGCGCGCGGACAGCCGAAGAATGCGCAAATGCCAATGTGACCAATACGGTCTATGCGCCACCGAAGGAACAGGACAAAGTGATGGCCGCGCTGTTTAGCTTCTACATCTGCAAGGAAGACGCTGACACCACCATCGACGCCGCCCGCGAGGCCCAGGCCACGAAAGGCGGTGAGGCAGCATGAGCGCCCCAATGACCTTGGTAGAGCTTGGTGAGCTGATCCGCCACATCAACGCCTACCACAGCCCAGCCAATTCCCCTCGCGGCCGTAGAGTGGTGAAGTACATCGACCCTCACATCGACAACCGTGACGGAAAGTGCTTCTCCATCGGCCTGCGCGGCTACGGCTGGGAGCAGCTTTTCCATACTCAGAACGAGTGCCGGGACTTGCCCGAGTCGTTGCAACAGCGAGTCCTTGCCTTTCTCGCCAAGGAGTTCCCATGACCACCTCAAACACCGAACTGGCGGCGCAGGCGCGTCGAGCAGCAGCCAAAGCCGACATATCGGCCGGCTGCGGGGCAGTCATGGGTCACGGCGAGAGCTGCGTGGAGGGCCGGCTCTGCCAGGGCTGCCGGCGGAACAAAGAATCCGCCGACCTCTTGCGCCAGCTCGCCGATGCCGTGGAGAGCAAGACAGAGCCGGTGATGATCTATCGCGGCCGCCACATCATCGACTGCGGCGAGTTCGGCAGCCACGACATGGAAATGCTCAAGCTGATCCCGGCGGGCACGAAGCTCTACGCCGCCCCCGTGCAGCCAGAGAAGGACGAGCGCAAGCCGGGCGGATGCACCTGGGCCTACGAGGATGAGCCCACCTACGCCTGGCGCACCGGCTGCGGGAATCTGTGGGCATTCACCGATGGAGGCCCCGAGGACAACGGAACGAAGTTCTGCCCGTACTGCGGCGGCTCGGTCGGCATTGGCTCAAGCACTGACGGAGGTAGCCCCCATGAATGACAAAGCAAGAGAGGCGTTTGAACGCGAATACGAAGCCCACCTTTCCCCCGCCGAGGCCGATTGGTTTCGCCGCGAGGAGGACGACCCCGAGGAGTACTACCACGCCACGACGGCAGACGCCTGGTGGGGCTTCCGCGCCGCTCTCCAGTGGGCCGCATCACAGCAGGCAGCGGATGGGTGGAGGCCGATTGAGACGGCGCCGAAGGACGGAACTGACGTGTTGGTCATGTACATGCACATCGACACGCAGATCGTTCACAACGCCTTCTACGCATCTGAGTCCGAGGGCTGGGATGCCCAAGCTGTTGGATGGTGGTCCTACGACCACAGCGAGGTCAGCCGCATCAAGTTGGACGACTGGATGACGCCCACCCACTGGATGCCCCTCCCCGCCGCTCTCACAGCACAAGGAGAGCGCGATGAGCAGTGAACCGGATGCGCTGAGGCTTGCGCGGAAACTAGTTCACGGACCTTGGTCGAGCTGGATGGAGCATGCCGATGATCTGCTAGCCACCGCCGCAGAGCTTCGCCGCCTGCACGCCGAGAACGAGGAGCTGCGCAAGAAGGTCGGCGCTTACAAGATGCTGGAGCGTGCTCAGGCCGAGCAACTTAGCACCCTACGGGAGCAACAGGACAAGTTCCGCGAAGCCGTGGCCTCTTTGCAGTCGGAGCGTGATGCAAACGCGATCCTGACGGCAGAAATCGAGGCCGACCGTGCAGCGATGCGCGAGGCGCTGGAAGTTCTGCAGGAAGGCCGCGAGGCGTTGCAGGAGCAGGCGCAGGAGTTCCACCGCGCCATGGCCGGCTACCGGTTCGCACTCCACGAAGCCATGGACGAGTCTGTGCGCCGGGCTGATGCTGTGATCGAGAAGCTGAAAGCGAGAGTCGTATGAGCTTGTTTGGGAAGACCGTCGTAGTTCGCGGCGGCATGTCGCTGGCCGACGTTGAGGTGCTACTCGAAGGGCTTCAGGAGTTCGCTAAGGTCATTCGCGACCGTCTCGATGAGCAAGACGCCCGCATCGAGAAGCTGGAGTGCGAAGTCTCCAGGCTCAAGCAGGAGCCGCGGGTGTCGTTCCGGCAGAAACTGAAAGCGAGGACGGGCTAATCACTCGCCCTGCGGAACGCACGCCATCGCAGCAGCCCGGCAACGGTGGTATTTCCCCGCCACCTCGATCAGCTTGTCGGAGGTGGCCCCGAACGAGTCGTCAGCGAGCGGGGTCAGCGGACCGCACTGCGCCAGGATCTGCGCTGTCGGGCACAAGGGCGCCGTTGATCGCACGCAGCCCAGGCTCAGAATGGCGGCAGTCCCGATAAACAGGCTCGCGCACAATCTCGCGCTGGAGAATCTGGCGTTGCGTGACATTCTTCACCTCGATCTTTGAAATGGCCTCGGCTGCGGCCCTCTGTGCCGCCTCGCCTGCGACGAGCGCCACGCGCTCCTCGCGGGCCTTCTGTGCCTCGGCGCTGTCGCTTCCGACGTTCACTCCGTAGATGAAAGACCCGATGCACAGGAGCGCCGCTCCACCGACCCCCGCGATGAGCCCGTAGCTCATGGTTTCACCTGCCACTTGTCGTCGACCGTGGAGAAGCCGATGTAGGCACCCACCACCGAGCCGACGAACAGGTAGAAAGGCGCCGCGATGACACCAAGCTGATCGGACTCGGTGAAGATCAGGAGGACGGGGAACGTTAGGCCCGCGAGCAGCGAGCCGTAGGCCATTCGACGTCGGTGTTTCCAGCGGTCAGCGGGCGGGGTACACATGGCGGTCCAGCTCGAAGTGGGGACCGTCCTTGAAGCTGGTCCAGTCACCACCCCACACCATGTCGACTCCGAGATCCTTCGCTGCGCGTTTCATCGCGTGCGCGATCTGGTGGTACAGAGGCCAGTCCCATCGGACCTCGCCGCCGACGTAGGCCCCGAGGTCAACCGCGTGCCCGGTGATGTGGCGGCTGTTGAGCGTGGTGGTCGCGCCGGCCTTCATCAACTCAGCCTGGCGCTCCTTGGTGCGCAGACCTTCGAGTACCGTGAAGTCCACCGGACTGATCTTGATCGCGTGTTCCACGACGCGCACGAGGTCGGGGTGCACGCCGTTGAGACGCTGGCGGGAGCGGGTGCCGAGGAAAAAGCTCATGTCAGCGCCCCCGGTCGAGTGATCATCTTCTCCAACCGTCGATCGTGTTCCGCCTGCTCACGCTGATCACGTTTGCGCGAGAAGTGCACGTTCACCGCGACGTTGGCCACAACACCAATGACCGCGACAATGACCCCGAGAAGTCCGAGGAAATGCGAGCTGGCGAAATACCCGGTGAGGCCGGCGATAGCACCTGCTCCTGTGGTGGCATTCGAGCTTTGCAGGAGCACCTGCTCCACTGGTTCGCGTGTGACGGCCATGATCATTTCAACCTGTCCTTGCGGTGGCGGCATTCTGAGGCTCCCTGAGAATGCCCGATGATACAGTGTCCCCAAGATGTGGTAAATCCACCCATCGGGTCACACCGTCGGGTTGGTGTACTTACTGTTCGTCCAATTGCTCTGGACAGATCCTGCGCAGTAACCGTTTACCGCGACCCTTTGGGCCGACGATGCGTTGGTGATGTTTCCCGCGATCACGCCTGCCCGGAGGTTCACGAATATGCAGTTTTCAATGGCCAGGCCCGCGAGGTTGCTGAAGTCCCCGCTGACATAGTTCGAGGGGACCGATGCGCTGCCTCCGACCACCAACCGACCCGTGGTGCCGCCCGCATCGAACGTGTCCGTTCCGATGAAGTGGCAAGCCACCACACCGTACAGCTCCACCGCTCCAACGGTGCCACCGAAGATCGAACACCGGCTGATAACGATATCTCGTACACCGATTGGTGCGGCGGTTCGGGCCGTCCCGTTGATGTAGAGCGCGCTCTGGTGGGTATTGTTCGTCTCGGTGGATAGATAGAGATTGTCGAACCGAATGAATCCGATCACATTGGAGGCATCCGACATTGCGGTGATCAGGTGTCCTCCGCTCGTTCCGCTCCCCCCTCGAATCGCCATCCCGCAAATCTCAACCCCGTTGGCCTGGATTCGGAGGTTGAAGAGGCCGCTGTTGGCGGACGGACTGAACGCCCGGATGAGGCTTGTGGCCTGCAGCCCGTCCCCTAGGATACGGACACCGATCTCGATGTTGTTTGGCTGAGTTGTGAACGAGTACACCCCTCTCGGGAAATAGATCGTTCGGGTGCGCGCAGTCACCGACGCGGCGTCTGCGAGGGCCGCGTTGAACGCAGGCGTCCAGTTTCCACCGACCACCTGATCCTCGTAGTCGCGCATATTGAGGAACGGCTGCGGGATTCCACCACCTCCTCCCGCGTTGATCGCGTCGATGACATCTTGCGTAAGCGCAGGGAAGCCAATTTTCTGGGTCATGGTGATTCTCAGGAGGTGAGTTCGGCAGACCAGCCGAGATACGCGGCAGCGTTAACGCTCTGCATCAAAACAGCGGACCCTGCGGTGAGACCTGATGCGACCTCTGTGGATACCACCGCCGCGAACTTCGTCGTGGTCGTGTTGTGTGACGGTGGGAGAGAGCACGTGACGCTCGACGGGGCGAACAGTCCATAGTGACCAGCGGTCCCCGATTGTTCAAGCGCGGTCGGCGCCACTCGCATCTCTACGGGCAAATTGAACGTGATCGCCGCGACGGTCGCTGACGACGCGTACCCCACAGCGAACGCTCGGGCAGCGGCGCCCGGGGTGATCCGGTAGTAGTACCGCTGACACGCAAGCATCTCTTGACCGAGAGGGTTCTTTTGGAACGGCGTCGGCGAGACCCCCAGCTCGAACTTTGGTTCTGCCACAGTGCCACCATCGAACTCCACCTTGAGGTTCGCTCCGCCAGTCACAGCAATCACAGCCCCTTTGGCGTAGGCGACCCCACCTACTTTGCACGTCGCAGTGCCGGACCACGAGACCACATAGTCGCCGGTCACGAGGTTAGTGCCCTCGATGATCTGCTCGACACCGCCTGCTGGTGCGGTAACAGTTCGCCGGCCGCCCGAGTCAGTCCACGAGATATTTTGCCCCGAGGTGAGCACGCGCCAGCGGTCAAGTGTGTACGTGTTTGCCGCGCCCACGTTTGTGCCGCTGACGTACGCCCGCTGGTTTACTCGGAAACATGGGTTGATAAGCAGGTTGATCCCTGATCCGCCGCCGCTCGACGACATCACGCCGTCACCGTCGATGGTCAGACCCTCGCCGATAGTAATCGCCTGCGGCTGACCGCCCGATGAACTGTTGCGCCCGATCAGCGTGGCCGCAGGCAGGTCGGCCAATTTCTCCAGCGTGACGGCGCCGTCTGCAATGTCGCTGACCAATTGAGGCAGTGCCTGACCGTATCGCGCTACGACGTTGTCCGTCCCGGCCGATGGCGCGCTGACCATCGTGATCGTCTTGCTGTCAACGTCGTAGGTGAAGTGTAGGCCTGGCGCTTGCGGGACACCATTGATTCGCAGATCGATATTCGATGCGGTTCCTGCGTCGTACTCCAACACGAAGTCTCGATTTGTGCCGTCGCCGCTGAACACTCGGGTTCGCCATTGTGCGTAGGCGACATTGACCCCCATGTCCTCAAGATTGTAGTTGCGCAGAGCCACCCCACTCTCATCCCACCCGATCAGCGTGGAGGCTTGGGGGTTCGGCAGCTGGTTATCCACCCCATCGGGCACCGAGATGCCCATAATCAGGGTTCTGTCGATCTGCTCTTGCAGTTGCTGATCGATCATCGTGAGCTTGTCGAGAGCGCGTTCGTGCGTTTCAGCAGGGAAAGGGTCGCCGCTGATGTAATCGGTCTCCTGGGTCAGCTCAACCTCGCGGAAAAGCACCAGGCGCTGACCCAGCGCGGGGGCAACGGTCAACGTAACATCACCTCCCTCGTCATCGCCTGCCCCCGTGACGGTGTAGTCCGTCCCTTGACTAAGCGGAACGGTCGATTCGTCAGCAAGCACGAGGACTGCGGAGAGATCGCTCGCGAGAAGGAATCGATACGGGAACGCGAAGACCGTTGTGGCGCCATTTCCGGCGTACTCGATCTTGCGCTGCGTGGTGCTGATGGTCATGGATCAATTCCTCAACGGGAGAACATCACAGGGGGTTCTGCGCGACGCTCGTACTCGCGGTCGATCACCCGCTGGGTTCCAATCAGACCCGATTGTACGAGCCATGCGTGGATCTGCCGAGCCTGCATCGCGGCCTTGGCAGGATCGTCAGTTTTCGACAGCAGGAGCGTCATTTTTTCGGGGTCCATCATGGCCTCAGCGAGCACCTTGTTGACAGACCCAGTGGGAATCTTGGTCATCGCCTCCTCGGCCAGCCGGGCGCCCGCGCCGTGCACGATCAGTGACGGGGTGCTGGAACCAAACATGCGCGCCACCGAGCCGGCAGCACCCGAGCCAATCATCCGACTCAGCGTAGCCGTAGCGACGTCGGTGACGCTGTTCTTGATGTCCACCGCAGTTCCCGGTTTCTGCGAACGCGCGATGTTGTCGGCGGCGTCGAACAACTGCTTGAGGCTCGACACCTCTTTCGCATCGACAATCCCCTGCTCCTGCATGACCGCCAGCAGCGGCTTCTTGCCGACGCTGGTGGGCACCGTGAGGTACTGGCGCATCTGGTCGATGTTGAGCACGCCGTTGCGGTCGCGCGAGTTGTCGAGCATCTGGTTGTAGAGCGCCGCCTTGAGGCCGGCCACCGACTCTTTCGGATCGATGGTGATGCGACCGCCTCGCCCCGTTCCGCCGCCCTTGGCGATGTTGATGAGGCGCGTGATCTCGGCTTCCTGATCCCCCGACACCAGAACGCGCTGCGCCGCCTTCTTTGCGGCCTCGGCGCGCTGGATCGGGTTGCCGTTGGCTCCCAGGAGCGATGAGAACGCGCCTTGTCGCGCGATGATATCCTCGACGCCCTTGGCGCGGTTCTGGAGCTGGCGCATACGGTCCTCGGACTTCACCGCTGCGAGCATGTCCGTCTTCACCTCGGGGAAGCGACTCAGTAGGGTCGGGTTGTCGCGGATGAACTTGCTCACGCGCTCCGGGCTGATCCGACCCGTCAGCGGGTCCACCGTGTCAGCCGCTGCCAGGCGGAAGATTCGCTCCTGCGCGTCGAGCATCATGCGGTACGAGGTGTCGTCGGTGAAGCCGCGGGTATTGAGGAAACGAGTGGCTTCTTCGAGCTGCTGCATCTGCAGCGCGCCGGCCTCCTTGCCGGTGGCCAGGGCCTTGCGCAGCAGCACCTCGGGCGCCACACGGTCGCCGTACTTACCGGTGCCAGTGACCTTGCCCACGAACGTGCGGGTAAACACCTCGTTGAACTCTCGGGTGAACGCGCGGGCCTCGTCGTAGGCTGTGTCGCCGCCAGCCCGGAACGCCGCGTCCATGTCGTCCAGCACCGCCTCGGCAAGATCGCTGTAGATTCGCTCCATCCCCACCTGGTCAGGATCGCGCGACGCGGCGCGAGCCATGCTCAGAAGCTCGGAGCGCAGCTTGCGCATCTCACCCGCGTTGGTGCCGGCCGGTGCACCCTCGATCGGCAGCACCGACATGGTCTCAGGGTCGTAGCGGAACTCGCCGTCCCCTTCCTTCGACACGCGGGTCAGGAAGTCGCGTACGACCGCGGGCATCTTCTTCCCGCGCAGCTCGGGCAGCGTGTCGGCGATGATCTCATCGTAGGTCTGCTGCAGGTTCGTCGTGGCGACAGGTCGAGTGCCGTCTACCGCCTCCCACAGACCCTTTTCAGCAGCGCGCGAGGCCTCGATGGATTTGTCCAGCGCCTCGCGCGCCTGCAGACTCAGCCGCTCGCGCGCATCCGGCGTGTCCTTGGCGATCTTGCCCGCCTTGGTCAGCGCCTCTCGCTCGGCGACAGCGATCGAGTCCGTCATGAGCTTGCGATAGTAAGTCTGACGTAGCTCAGCGGCAGCAGAAATGGCCGCGGGGTCGCCGGTCTTGATCAGCCCTTCCATTAACCCTCTCGTGGCATCAAGACTGTCGCGGGCCATCTGAGCCGCCTCGGCGCCGAATTGCCGGCTATAACGAGCAAGGTGATTTTCCAATGCGCCGAGGGCCAATGATCCGGTCTTTTGCGCCCCGGTTCGACTCACCCCTTCCTCCTCCAGCAAACCAGACGCCTTGAGCGCGCGAGAAAGCGCCACCGGGTCTTCACCGGTGACGGCCAGGATCTCGCTTAGGCGCTTCGCGGCCTGCGTCTCCATTGCTGCAGGACTCATGCTGCTGAGCGCACGACGGCCGATGTCAATTGCTTTTCGGGAAGCTGCGATGGACATCCCTACCGGGTTCGTTCCACCAACCAGCTCAGCGACTCCCCGGATGTCCTGCCGCCCGGGCGCTGCTGATTCCGCTGCCCCGGCGAGCGTTGCCGAAGAAGTCGCCAGCGACGCCTCCGCTGCAGCAGTGGTAGCAGGTCGGCGCATCGCGGTATTCACGATGCTGTTGAGAAATCTTCCCACCGCCTGAGTTCCGAACGTGTAGCCGACCTCGCCGACCTCTCGTTCGATGGACCTGAGCCCTGCTGCGCCTGCCGCGAATGGGGCGACCGCGAACGGCACCGCGCCACCCAGCGACTCGCCTGCCACGCCGAATCGGCGAAGCTCAGGGGACATCTGTTGGGGCGAGGGGAGCCCAACGGAATCGGAGGCCATCTCGCCCGCGAACGCTCCAGCCACCGCGCCCCCGATACCGCCGACCGCCGTCCCTATGGGTCCGAACGTCGAACCGATCGTGGCACCCGAGAGGCCGCCCGCCAGCGCGCCTGAGCCCTGCAGCACGCCGCGCCCCGCGCCTTGCGCCGCCGCACCAATCGCGCCTCCAGCCGTGGCCTTTTTCGGCCCGGCCGGGTCGGCGTATTTGGAGAAGTCGATCTCGCCGGCAGGGTCCGACTTGGCGACCGGGTCGGCGTATTTGGAGAAGTCGATGTCGGCCATGTGTCAGCGCTTCGTGTACTCGTTGCCCTTGGCGTCCATGAAGCGCGTGCCGGACGGAAGCGCCTGCACTTCTTCTTCGGTACGCACGACGGGAGGGATTCCCAGCTTGCCCATGAAGTTGTCAATAGCCGCGATCCGATCCATAGCCGCGCGGCGCTCCTCGATGCTCACCTCGGCGTTGAGCGTGCGCTGCGCGTCGGCCTTACGGTCTGCCAGCGACTGCGCGATACCGATCAGCTTGGCCTCGAACGACTCCTGGCTGCGGAAGATCTCGGGCGCGATGCTGATCTCCTTCTCGATCGCCTGACGTTCGCCTTCGGTGAACCTGGGGTTGTTCTGCAGCACGCGCACGAGATCGCGCGATGCGCCTTCCACATAGGTTCGGTCTGCGTCAGCCTGCTGCACTTCCGCTTCCCCGAACGCAAACCCCGCCGCGGCCGGGCCAACGCCGGGTACGCGGTTCAGGCCCGACTTCGCTGCGGCAACCGGGCCGGCGACGTTCTGACGACGCTCCCAGATCGTGCGACCAGATTCGCCGGCCGCGCGAGAAGTCGTCGGGGTCTGCGACGGCGCAGGGGTCGTCGGATTCGGGTCGGTGATCGACCACGTGCCGTCAGGACCGACCGTTGCGGGTCCAATGGTGCGGCCGTCGGGGAGCGTGAGTTGTACCTGCTGACCCGGCGTCATGGTGCCACCCTGAGCCGGCGCGGCGCCGCCTCCCATACCTTGAGGGGCTGCGGGAGCGCTGACGCCGCCGTAGTAGCCGCGACCCTGGTTCAGCGCCTGCGTCACGAACGTGGGGATCGTCGGGGTGATCTTGGTCCACTGACCGGTCGCGGGGTCCTGGCGCTCCACCGGCTTATACGCCTCTGCGTACATCACCTCGTACTGGCGCGCCTGATCGGGCGATAGCATGCCGTTGGCATATGCCACCGAGTTGTCCGTGACGTACTGGAGCGCACGACCCTGGAGGCTGTTGCCGAAGCTGCTGACTCCGTTGGCCGTGTCGACGCTGTAGAACTCATTCACCACGGCCTGCGATGCGGGCTTACCCGTCACCAGTTCATACTCGGTGATCTTGTCCGCGATGGACATGTTCTTGCGCTCCGGCAGATCGCGCGCGCGTTGGATCTCTTCTGGCGTCAGATCGCGACGAGCGAGCTGCGAGAGGCGGCGCACGTTCGAGGCCTGCCGCTGCTGCTCGACCTCCGCCTTTCGCTCCTCAACCACTACGTCGATGCCGAACTTACGCGAGGCGTCGGGGGTCAAGTACTTCTTGACCTCGGGGTTCTCCATGAGCGCCTTGGCCGACTGGTATTGACCGCGAGTCAGCAGGTTGGAGATTGCACCGGTGGCGATCTGCGATCGGCCAGCGTCCTTGTACTGCGCCGCCTGCGCTGGAGACAGTGCGTCGCCGAGCATGTTGATTTCCGAGTCGAGGACGCCGAACATGTCAGTGAGCTTGTCCGGCGCGAACACCGCGTCATTGGCCAGCTCGTTCGCTTTCTGCTCGACGCGTCGACCGATGAACTGCTGCTGCGCCTTCACCTGCGCGGCCATCGCAGACTTTGCGTACTGTCCGACTTGGTTCTCGATCTGCGCCTGCAGCTCGGCACGCGATGCGCTGGTGCCGCCGTGGCGCTTGAGGATGTCCCCGGCCTTCTGGCGCAGACCTTGCTGGAACGAATCCACCGTGTCCTTGCGCGCGATGTCCTCGGTGTCCTGCACAGCCTGCAGTGCCTGCTGTGCGACCTGATCGAACTCGTTCATGAGCTGCACGCGTTCGATCACGTCCTCGCGGCGCTTGATCTGCATGCCGAGATCCATCGCGACCTCGCCCATCTGACCCATCGCCTGCGCGGCGCCGGCCCCGAAAGCCTGAGCATCCGCGCGCACGCCGGGCGTGGTCGTCTGCTGCTCGTACATGTTCAGTTTTGCCATGTGTCCCTCAACGGATTCGACCGTAGCCACTCAGGAGCGACGTTCCGGCCATTAGATTGCCCTGACGACGCGCCTGACGCCCCTGCATCCCGTAGATTGAGGACTGCAGTTGACCTCCGTACTCGGTGTTGAGCGCGTCGATTTCCGAGTTGGCTGCGGACTCGGCCAGAATCATGAGCGGCGTTCCCGCACTCGTCGCGCCCGACTTGCCGATCTGTGCGCGGATGCTGCCGAGCCGACGCATCCCCAATTCTCGAACCGCGCGAGCTTTCGAGTCGGCCTCTATGCGGGCCTGCTCGGCGTTGAATTTGGCGGCGTTCTCTGCAGCGCCCCCCTGCTGGATCGCGGAGATGGTGCTGAGCGCAGTGCCGGCAGCCGAGAGGTATGTGCCGAGGCCCCATCCAGACGCGCCCGCCGCACCAGCCGCTCCCGCCCCCGCTGCCGCAGCAGTGCCGGCACCAGCCGCGGCAGCGGTACCTGCGCCAGCGGCTGCGGCGGTCCCTGCACCCGCAGCAGCACCGCCACCGGCGGCACCACCGAGCCCCGCGAAAAGCGTCTCGAAACCACTCATGACCTGATCCTCACGAATTCGAGCATGTCGGCCCCGTCAGGGCGAAACGCTCGCTTGTACGACTCTAGCTCGAAGCCCAACATCCTCATCCACCGGATACCCGCGCTGAACCCAACGTCCACGTGGGCCTCGATGCGCCGGTACGGTGCAATCACGAGCTGACGGTGGACTGCTCGGTGGATCGCCGCGAAGTGGCGCCCCGCCTCCTCACTGATCAGCATCCAGGCAACTGCCCGATTGTGCCATTGGGGCAACAGTCCACCGCAAGCCACCACATTGTCCCCGGTATCGGCCGACCACGCCAGTCCGAGTTCGGACAGTGGGGTTAGATCTGCCGTGCTCACGTCGCCAATGTCTGCGATGTAGCGTTGCGCCGGCTGGAGCACCACGCGCTCCGAGTCGCCGAGGCGCCATGGTCTAACGATCATAGGTGTCCATCTGGGGCATCAACGCCACGATGGTACACGGCAGCGGGAGGCGGTGCTCAACGGCGACCTGTGCACCTTTCTGGTACTCGCCCGGCCACGGGAGAGTCGGCGTATCACCAGTCAGCAACGGCAGCGCTTCGTCCATGTCATTGTTGCTGCTACGCATCTGTAGCTCATCCATCGTCACGCCGTCGCCGTACCATAGGCCCGCGCCAGTCTGGAAAAGGCGCATCGTGACGTTGTGGATACGCTGGGTCTTGCCCTGAGCCACCCCGTCGCGCGCCCCGGCCTCGATAGGCATGGTCATGATCTTGGCTGTGTACGGCAGACCCACGCTGACGACCGACCCCGGACGGTTCAATTCGATCTCGCCGCTCTGAACCACGCGGTTCGGGTGGGTTGATCCGTCAACCAACACCGCCACCTCTTCTCCTTCGAGGTGGCCGAGTCCACTGATCGTCGAAGTGGGGGCTCCGCTGTAGGTGAGACCGCTGTCGAGGAAGAACGATCGCGCCCCCGTGAGATATTTCTCAAGGTATTCGACATAACGCTTGGTCTGACCGTTGACTGTGCGTCTCACGATCATCCACGTCACGTCCTGATCGCCGTCCCAGTGAGGGAGAGAGATCATCGACTCCACTGCCCCACCAACGTTGTGACGATGCCATCCGACAACATCCTCGGCACGCTCGTAGGTCATCCCGAGCAGCACACCGTCTGTGCGCGCGGCCCATACGATTTGCGTGGGCTCCTGCTGATACGTCATGTCAACGATCCCGGCCTCGGCCAGGTGCTCGGACAGAATCGTCAGGTTCGGTGCGACGTAGGAGTCAGTCTCGAAGTTGTAGGTGTACTCACGCAGCTTGCGCGCCGAGCGTTGCACGAAGATGATCGAGCTGGCGATGCGTAGGGGGCGCACGTTGCCGACGCACCCATAGGTCGTCTGCGGCTGAATCATCACGCTGCTCGGCGTGATGGGGCTGTTGATGTCGTTGGCGCGGATCGTGAACTCTCCGCCATAGGTTCCGATAGCGAGCACCTTACCGGGCGCGAGCCAGGAGATCGTGTTCAAGTCTTGCGTGTTGATGGTGTACATCAACGAGTCGTCGTCGTTCGTGCCGCGTTTGAAGTTCTCGTAATCGCTGACCGTCGATGCCCACAGGGTCTGAGGCTTGCGCGAGCTTCCCCCGAACCACAACCGGTCCTCGTAGAACGTGACCACCCGAGGGTAGCCGCGCGACGGGGACCAGTCCCCCTTGGCCCACTTCACCGACGTTGACGTATGAGGGACGCGAGAAATGACGGTCACGCTGACCGAGGTTCCGCTGGTGTAGCCGGTGATCTGCGCATACCCCTGCCCGTCGTGCAGGAACGTCCAATTGATGCTGCCGTCTGACTTGGTGCCCTCGGTATGCACCGGGGGTAGATTCCCCGACGTTCCAGACCCCTGCGCCTCGTACACGTTGCCGAGGTGCTGCACCACGTTGCCCGCCGAATACGACGATGCGTTGGCGATCCACGGCGAGTAGTCGTTCGCCACATCCGTCTGCAGTTGGATGTACGTGCCGACATCGCTCGCCACGAAGATGCTGCTCGACGCGGTGACGGTGGTGTTGCCGGTGACCGCGCCGAACGATATCGTGGTGGACGTGGTGTTGCGGTCGTCGAATGCCGGGGACCGGAAGTTCACCGGCGTGATGGTCCAGGCTGTCGGTCCGGTACGCGAGAGCTTGTTTGGGTGGTGCCCCGGGTGCGAGATGTAGACCACATCGGCGGACTGCGCGAAGCTCAGCAGCGGCAGGTCGGCGGACGAGTAGGGGCTGACGATCTCGTAGGGAGTGCCGGGAGAGGACTCGACGATCCCGCCGTTCGTGTAGAAGCGGATGTACTCGTCGCCGAATTCCAGCGCGTAGGCTTGCTCGGTGCTGAACTCGAAGGGGATCAGGCGCGTGAAGTCCGCGGAGTCTTTCACCTCGTGAACGAACCGCGTGCCGGGTCGCTTGCGCACAGGCCCGAAGACCTGTGGCGTGAAGTTCTCCATGACCTCGCAGCCGTTGCGGTACTTCTCAAGGTCGATGCGGCCGGCGAGCTGCGGGGACAGTTCACCAGCGTTGAATGCGTTCTGGATCGGAGAACTTCTCGCCACGTCAGTACCTCACCGCGATCCACTCGTCCTCTTGGAACGACTGCGGGGGGTTCTCCTGCCCATCGGCGCGCTTGGCGTCGGTGAATGCCTGGTCGAACTCCTCCCAGAGCGCCCCTTTCTTGGTGTTGCTCTGCGTCAGCGCCTCGCACATCTCGTAGGCCAGGCGCGTCGTCACCGCGTCCGAGAACAGGGTCTCGTACTTGTTCGGGTCTTCGATGCGCGCAACGTAGCGGATGTACAGCGTCGAGGCGTTGGCCAGGATGGTCTTGGCCTCGACCTGGTACTCACCGGCGTGCAGGTCGCGCACCTCAAGCAGGCGCAGACAGTCCGTGGGGATCTGGAACCGTGCACTGAACCCCCATGCAGGAGGCGGGTTAGTCGGTGCCAGGATGCCGCGCGTTACCGCGAAGTTCCACGGGTGCTGACGCAGCATGCGGTCGCGCACCAGCGGCCAGTTTCGCAGGCACAGGTTCGCCGCCTTGTTGCCGTCCTGTAGGGACGTGATGGGGCCGTGCCCGAGCTTGTCGAGCGCGCTGTTGCAGATATCGACGACGGAGGGCACGGCCTACCCCTTACTGAGCTTCGAGCTCGTTGATGCGGTCGCGGATGCGGTCGATCAGCACCACGAGCTGACGCTTGTTCAGCGTGTCGTCGTAGAGGATGCGAACGCCACCGGTCAGCGTCAACGACGTGCCGTCCTGCTTCACCATGACGTCCTTCTCGGTCGTCACGGCGGCGTCAATGAATTGCTTGGCCATTTCGGGTACTCCTGATATGACAAAGGGCCGCCGCAGACGATCCCGCAGCGGCCCTTGAGGGTCAGCCTCTCGACTTAGGGGGCCGAGAAGAACAGCTCGACCACCGCGCTACCCGAGGAGGGCAGCGCCGCGGCGCCGATGGTGAGGACCACCGATTCGCCCGACGCGCCGATCGGGTCGGCGCTGGCCGCCGAGGTGACACCGAACAGGGCCGGGCCAGCGGAGGTGGCGACGGCTGCGGCTCGGTACTTGCCCGTCGCACCGGCCGCGCCGATGGCGACCGTCGCGGTGGCGCCCATCGTCGCCGACGGGTTGAGGACGCCGAACAGGAACGTGTGACCCGCGGGGATGCGCGCCAGCACGATGTTGTCGCCGTCGGCTTGGCTGGCCATGTCGAAGCTGGCTCGCCAGACTCGGACGCGGCCGCCTTGGACGGCACCGCTCGACTTGCCCGGGGGCGCGGCTTCTTGGGGCTGGACTTCTTTGGCGTAGGTGGTGGCCATGATTTACTCCTTATGCTTCCGTGCAGAGGACTTCGACCACCTTCTTCTCGTCGGTGCGGGTGGCACCGACGGTCGCCTTGGCGTACACCTGCGTGGCATACGACTTGTCGGCGCGCTCGGTGATCTTGGTGGTGATGTCGTTCCACAGGCCCAGGTGGAGGCCGCTCTTGGCCCAAGCGAAGCAGCGGCGAGCGCTGGAGCCATCGACGCCCAGCAACTCGGTGTGCACGAACTTGAAGCCCATGAACGTGTCCACGTCACCCTGCACCAGCGCCTTGACGGTGTTGTAGTCCGACGACGTGACCTCGGTCGTGCCGAGCAGGTTGTCGAGCTGCTTGGCCGTCACGGCCATGTACAGCGGGTCGGCCGGGTCCACCTCGTTGCGGGTGAGGATGTACTTGGCCTGACGCAGCTTGGCGACCGTGAGGCCGCTGGCAGCAGCGGCGATCTGCTGGTTGACCGTGTCGAACGCGGTGTTGTCCGAGCCGTTCTCGCCGGTCTTGGCGGTGCCCAGGGCGGCGGCGATGATCTCGGCGTCCATCGACCGACCCAGCGCGAAGGCGCCGTTCATCGCATAGGGGCTGGTCGGGTCGATCAGCATGCGCAACTTGTCCTGGTCATCGACCAGATCGGCCCACTCGTAGTCCGTGGGGAACACCCAACGGGCCGCGTGCGGCGTGGAGATCATCGGCGTGTCGCCGTGACGGGTGGTGCGCTTCTGCGCGGTGACGGCGCCGATTTGTTCGACGGCCTTGGCGGCCTTGCCGGTGTACGAACCCAGCGTGACCAGATCGCGGAGACGGGAACCGCGCTGCTGCAGCAGCAGCTGCACGTTGGTCGTGTACTGCTGCACGAACGCGGTCGTGACTTGGAAGCTCATGATGGACCTCGTGAAGTTGAATCAAGTGCCGGATGCTTGGTTCGACTTGTCCACCGATGGCGGGGTCATAAATTCAGGGAGACGTTCGGCCTGCTTTTCCTTGCGGGGCAGTTTCAGCGTCCCTCTGGGCGACGAGTCCGGTTTCCTCTCGTCTGACGGTTCGCAGCCTACCACATACTTCTCCAGCATGCAACAGGCGTTGATGATTTCGTCGCTGGTCAGGCTGTTTCGTGAGGCCGTTGGGACAACGACCTTCACGATTTCCAGCCGCACGATTTGCGGGTCAGCCACCATACGCCTGCTCCATCAGGCGCTTGAACTTGCCCACGGCCTCGGCGTTGCCGGCCATGTACTGCTCCATGAAGGCCTTGTCGGTCTTGAGGTCGTTGAGCTGCTGCTGCGCCTCGGCGGGGGTGGTTCCGAACCCACTGGCGGCGCTGCGCACACCCTCGAAGCTGGGTTCGCCCATCTTGGAACCCAATGTCGCGAACAACCTGAGCATTTCTGCCGTGCCAAGACGGGCCTCAAACTCGGTGAGCTTCTGCTGGTCGAACCCCAGCGCGCTCACGGCATTGCGACCCATGGCGATCTGCTTCTCGTAGCCCTGACCCCACTCGCGCTGCAGCTCAGCGATCGCCTTCTCGGACTCCTGCTTCGCCTGGGCCTCGAACTCCTGCATCCGCGCGCCGGACATCTCCTGCCACTTGTTGAACAGGCCCTGCGCCTGTTTGGTGGTCAGGCCGTTGGCGTGCGCGGTCTTGGTGAACCAGTCGGCCAGCGCCGGGTCGCCACCGTCAGGCACCTTGATGCCGTACTCTTTGGGGTCGGCGGGGCGGCCGAGCTTGCCGTAGAACTCGCCGAGCTTGGTCTCATCGGCGTCGGGGCCGGGGAGCTCCAGCAGGCTCTTTGACCCACCGGCGAACTTCTCCAGGTTGCGGTAGCTCTCGATGGCCTTGATGGGACTGTCCCACCCCTTGTTCTGGATGTAGGCGGCGGTGGCCTCGTCGGCCTGGCCGTACCAGGGGGCTTGCGCGCCACCGGTGACCGGCGCGGCGGGGGCGGCTGCGGGTGCGGCCGCTGCGGCTGCACCGTTATCGCCCATCAGGGCGGCGGTTGCTTCACTCATTGTAGTCCTCGATCAGTTTGATCACCTCCTCATCGGTCAGCGAAAGGTGACTCATGATCCTGAGCCAAACCTCGCGCCGTCCTTCGAGAAGGTACGTGGAGTGGACGTTGTTCACGTCCGCGGTGGGCAGGGTCGCCCGACAGAAACGCCGCAGGTCCGCGAGGACTTTGCGACCTTCTGGGTTCTCGAACGTCTTCTTGTACGCCGCTTGGCGCTTGCGCAGGAAGGGGTTCAGGGTCATTGCTGGTTCAGCAGGGCGTTGGCCTGCGCCACGTCTTTCACGGCGCCGGCGAGGGGCTGCGCGGCCTGCACGGCCATGGCCGCCTGCTCCTGCTGGGCACGCTGGGCGCGGATCGCCGCGACGGCATCCGGGGAGCGAAGGGCCGGCAGGGGCACACCCGACACCTCGGCGGTGAGTCGGGCAAGGCCGTCGGTGTCGAACACGTCGAAGATCTCGGGACCGGCGAGCTGCGCGAACGGGGTTAGGATCTCCAGCGAGCGCTGCACGCCCACCAGTTCCTCGGCGCGTGCCATGCGCGACATCGGCGAGTCGTAGGTGATCTCGTACTCGCCACCCGCTTCGACCAGGATCGGCGGCATCGGCGGCAGCATGCGGTGGAACGCCAGCAGATCGAGCTCGCGCTCGATCAGTGGACCCAGCGCCTCGGACTGCTGCCGGCCCATGGTGGGGGTGAGCAGCATGCCCTTCTCTTGCGCGCGGATCAGCGCCTCGGTGGCCGTCATGCGCGGCGTGTCCACGAGGATCTGGAACAGCGTCACGAGGAACGCGTCGTCGATGGCTGCGCGGCGCTGCTCCATCTTCGCCTCGTTGATGTCCAGGCGCGCGCCGCTGTTGAACGGCTGCATCAGGGCCTTGCCGTCCTTGTTCACCCCGCCGACGTTCATGCCGCCCGGCTTGAGGTTCACCGTCATGGCGCCCCCGCCGAGGATGCCGTCATCGTGCAGCAGGATCGGCGGGTCAACGAGCTTGTGGGCCGCACGGATGTCCGTCTTGGCCATCTCGTTGAGCATCTTGATGTCGGCCAGCGCGGTCATGCCGGGCGAGCGGCCGTACACCTCGTCGGGCGCGGTGAAGTAGCGACTGAACGAGTACGGGAAGCTGTTGTAGCCGCCCTCCTCCATCATCGTCTTGTCATTGACGTAGACGTAGACCGACGCCCACGGCTTGCCGCGCGCGTCCATGCGCCCCGGCTCATAGCTCACGTTGGGGCGCACGACGTGCAGGAACGCGTGCTTGTCGTTGGCCTTGTTCGGGTTCTCCAGGCACTTCTTGAGCGACTCCGGCAGGTTGTTCTCACCCCACTTCTGCGCCGCCTGACGCGCCGTGTAGGAGAAGCAGCGGAACACCGTGTCCACGATCCCCTGGTGGTTCTCCATCAGGTACAGATCGCGCAGGTTCACGCAGCGGTAGCGCAGGCCCACGCCCGGCTCGAAGTCGATGAACAGAGCGCCCGTGCCGAAGGCCCCCATCGAGGTCCAGCGTTCGAGGTTCTGCCCTGCGAAGTTGGCCTTGGGCGAGTACCGCATGCTGAACAAGGTCTTGTTGACCTCGTAGAACCACTGCTTGACCTCGAAGTCGTCGTTCAGACGCTCGTCGGTCGTCTTGAGGCCGTGCCAGTGGGTTTGACGCGGCGTGAGCATCGAGTCCATGACCGAGGCGAAGCGCTCCAGCGCGACCTGCGGCTTGGAGTCGAAGATCTTCTGCGTGCGCTTCTCGCCGTCTGTGCGCTGACCAATGAACCCCATCTGGCGGGGAAGGATGCGCTCGGCGATCTCTTCCCAGTGGGTCTCCCAGTTCCCACGGAGACCCTTGAGGTTCTCGTACTCGCGGACCAGATCCTCGGCGACCTTGCTCATTTCTTGCCCGCGATGAAATCTTCGAGGGAGACGGGCTTCTCACCGTTCTCCATCTTCATGATTTGGTACTGGCGGTACGCCGGGGTCACGCGCATCTTGCGCTGCGCGTCACCTGCCATGCCGCCCATCTGCGGCGCCTTGTCCTGGGCCTTCCCGTCCTTCTTGTCGGACATGCTCAGCCCCCGAGCAGTTTGGTCGTGCCCACGTTGGCGCTGGACGCTGAAGAGCTGTCGGACAGGATCGTGGCGGCACGTCCGGCCTGCTGGCGCTGGCGGCGGCGCTCGGCGTCCGCGGCGGCCTGCACCGCTCCGGACTGATCCGGCGTGGCCGTTGGGGGCGGCTTGTAGCTGGGTTTCATCATCCCGGTCATAGACGGACTCCTTCAAGTGGCGCCGAATATATCATAGTCGGTTTCCGCAACCCGTTGGGTCGACCCACGGCGACGCGCCACGCGGCTGTCTCGGCGACCCACCGGGACTGCGAAGGTCATGGCCAGCGCGTCGGCCGCGTCGGGGGACGCCAGGCCGCGCTTCTTCATGGCCTCCTTGGTCTCCAGCTTGATCTGCCCCTTGAGCGCAATGCTGTACTCGGGGCCGGTCAGGTCGTCGGCGAGCTGGGTGTCGTCATCGATGCAGCCGATGGACAGCCACTCGCGCATCTCGCCCCACATCTCGGCGCGCTTGTTGAGGTACTTCTCGGGGTCGCTGGCCGACTCGCCCGACTGCACCTCGATCACGCGGTAGCCCATCTGTTTCAAGCGGTCCACCACGCCGCCGCCCACGCCTCCGCCGTCCACCATCACCGCGTCGGGCTGGTGGCGCTCGATCAGGCCGGCGGCGGCCTCAGCGACGGCCATGGTATCGGCGCCCTTCATGCGGGTCGGCTTGATCGAGCGCGCGTCGCGGCCGCGGCGAAACAGCATCACCGTCTCGTCGTCGCCGAAGCGCGCCACGTCGATCGCCAGCACCAGCGCGGCGCCGTCATCCTCGAACAGCTCGCGCGCGGCGGCCTTGGCGACGGCTTCACGGCCGATGAACTGGTTCGAGCCGGTGCGCGGGAACTCCCCCTTGACCTCGACGCGGGTGACGTCGTGATCCTCGCCGTACTTGGCCGCGATGCGGTCGTACACGCCGCGGTCTACGCCCTCGACGGTGCGCGAGTCGATGTATCGCGTGTTCCAGAACGCGCGGTCCTTGTGGAAGCACTCGAAGAAGCGCCCGGTGTTACGCCGCGGGTTGGAGATCGCCAGCCACAGGCGCAGCGGCGCGAGGTCGGTGAAGAAGCCTTCGGTCACGTTCCAGATGGGGTCGGCGATACCTGAGGCCTCATCGAACTGGACCATCATGCCGATCTGGCTGTGCGCGCCAGCGAAGGCGTCGGGGTTCTCCTCGGACCAGCTCTGCGCGTCCACGTAGTAGTACTGGGTGTCGATCTTGAGCTGCTGCTCCAACATGTCGGCGAACCATCGGTTCGGTCGCATCGACATCGAGGACTTGTCGAACCAGTGCCGGTTGATCGACATGGTGTGCCACTTGCCCAGCTCGGCCATGGTGCGCGACCTGAGCTGCGTCTCGGTGTTGGCCGTCACGATGGTGGTCGAGCCCAGCCAGCACGACATGACCCAGATGTCGAGCATCGAGAGCCATGCCGACTTACCCGGGCCGCGGCCGGCCGAGATCGCCAGGTACATCGGGCTCGGGGGCAGGCCCATGCGCTGCAGCTCCACGTCCTTGAGCAGGTGGTCGGTGAGGCGCTTGAACTCGTCGATCTGCCAGGTACGGGGCTTCTCGATCTTCTCCAGCGGCGTGCCCTTCTTGCCCCACGGGAACGCGTACATCACGAACCCCAGCGGGTCGTGCTTGTAGGTGAGCACGTCGGTGAGGAGCTGCTGCTCCTGGGGTGTGGGGCCGGGCGGCGCTTGTCTCATCCGTTCAACCATTGCGCCACGATGGGCGCGTCCTCGGGGCGGCTGCGCAGGCGAGTCACGCGGGTGAGCTGCTGCGCGGCGCGATCGAGCCAGTCGTGGTACGCCGCGAGCGGGCTGCTGCCCTGGCCCACGGCGTACTGGCTGAACATGTGGCCGTGGCAGCTCCACGCGCCAGCGCGCCCGACGATGCGAGGCTTGTCGGTGAGCACGATCACATGGCTCCGATCACGTACCCGATGCCCATGCCCGTGGCGAACACCACCCCGAGCAGCGCGAGCAGTTCCCACACGAGCTTGCCTGCGTTGTCCATGGTCATCCCCACATGAGGTAGAGCAGCGCGAAGTACGCCGCTGCGGTGACGATGACCGTGCCGACGGCCACGAGCGCGATGGCCGTGGCGCGGATCGCGGTCCACGGGAGGTGGTCGGTGTCAAGGTCAACCATTGGGCAGCTCCTTCACGTCCTGGTTGGCATACGCCGCGAGGCGGGGATACCGCTTTGCCCACGAGTAGCCGTTGGCCTTGTGCGGCTTGCACATGAGACACCCGTTGCGACAATTCTTCGGCTTCTTCCGCTTATGGTTCACGGGGTAGCTCCTTCACGGTCACGTCGACCACATCACCGCGGATGCGCGCGGCTCGCTCCTGCGCCTCGGCCATCGCGGCACCCATGTCGATGGTGACGGTCTGGTCGATCTGCTTCACGTCACCGAAGCGCTTCCTGTTCCACACGCCCAGCAGCCACTTGCGGGTCTGGATTTTCAGCGTGCTGCGCGCCACGTCCTCGACGGCGTCCTCGGCGTCGGCGATCGAGATCATCTGGTCGGCGATCACCTCGGCCGCGGCGGTCTGCGCCTCGTAGTAGCGGTCACGCCGGGCCTCGTCGCGCAGTACCCACGAGACGAAGTGCGAGTAGTCCAGCGGGACGGGGTACTGCTCGACGGCGGTCTTGAAGCTCGTGCCCTCGGAGACCATTCGATCCAGGATCGACGGCAGCGCTGCTTCGTAGGTGGCGAGGGTGTTCTCGCGCGCGAGCCGCGCCACGTCCGATGGGGTCGGGTGAGACGCTGGGTACATCCACGAAGGGAGGGGCTGCAGAGCCTGGTCGGTGGTCACGCGCACGATGGTAGCACGAGTGGGTTGGACAGTGGATCGCGTCGTCCGACAGGCGGTCGATGCCGGAATTCCGGTATCGCCTGTCCCAATGGGTTTCAGGGTCTGGTGGGGTTTTCATAATTTTTTGGGACTGTGATTAATCGGCCCATTGGGTTCTCAGTTGCTGAGATGCGCGGGGTCGGTGAGGCACCTCCTGCCCCAGCGCGCGCCGAGGGCCTGGGGGCCCCACCCCCGTCTCGCCGATTCTCTGACCCATTGGACCATCGGCATACGGCAAACCGAAGTGACCGCTCACTTCATATCAGCCGATCCTCTGATTATCCCACCCACTGGGTCACAGCACCCGCAGGGGTCAGACCCATTGGACCGTGACCCAGAGGGTAATCTGACCCACTGTTATTCAAACCCAACCTATGCACACAATGGGTTAGGACTTTCCGGATAGATAGACCCAGTGGGCTCTGTCTGTCTGTCCATCTATCTGGTTCTGACAAAAATACTCCGCGGGCGCGCTAGGCGTTTTGAAGATTCTCTCTCTTTTGCGATATGTTCGACCCACGAGCATCTCCAGTTTCAGTCAATCTGTCAGACCCAGATAGATGGACAGACGGATATTGACAACCCACCAGAAACACCGAAACATCGCCACCTCTCACCCAAAAGGACCACCATGCAACACGACCCACTCAATTACCACGGTCACCGCTTCTCTTTCTTCGCCGCGTCCGAACTCGACCAGCACCCTCCCGAGCGCATCCCTCATCTCGCACTGGTCGACCAGGCCATGGTGCTAGGCCTCGACTCCAACGGCCTTGACCCGCTCGCACTCGAACGCATGCCCTCCGATCGCCTGCGCGAACTCATCGCCAGCGCTACGGGCAAGCCTGCGCCCGTCGTAACGCCGCTGCGCAAGCCCACGCCCGCCCCTCGCGCACCTCGACCGCTGCGCACCCTCGTTCCCGTGCACCGTCCGCCCCTGCACAAGGCGCAAATCTGGTGGCAAGGGCGCAGCTACCACCTCGGCTACTTCGAGAGCCTGCAGGCCCGCGCAGAGGCCGTAGCGAAGGCCCGCGCTCGCATCCTGTTCGGCCGCCACCCGCAGGACGTGGCCGGCGACCCCGCGTGATAATCTGACCCATTGGGCCGACGAACGGTCTTGCATATCCTGACCCAGTGGGTTACATTAACTCATCGCAACGACAAACCCACTGGAGCACGAAATGAACACCACACAGCACACGCCGGGGCCGAAGACGACCCCCTGCACGCGGGAAAACCTGGCCCGCGACATCCAAGCCGCCGTATTGGCTCGCCGCCCAGACGCCGACCTCTTCGAGGTCGCCACCGATGCGAAAGCCAAAGGATGGCTCCTGATTCCCCATTACGGCATCGGGGAGCGGGAGCGCCGCGTGGACTTTTGGTCGGCCAAGACGCCCACCGGCGAAGTGTTCAGAGATGAACGCGGCGTTTCCTGCTTTGACTGGCCCGTCTTGGTCGCCGCCATCACCAAAGCCACCGGGAGCGCGTCATGAGCCCCCGCGCCGCCAAAGCTTGACCCACTGGAGAACGAAATGACCAAGTCCGAACAACGCGAAGTCGCCCGCACCATCGCAGCCCTGAGGTCCGGCCTGATCGACGCCGACGTCGCATCCCGCTACCTCGCTACCTTGTACCGCGCAGCCCGCAGCGAGCGCAGCCGCGACGGGGTCAAGGACGCGATCCGCGCGGCACGCCTGGCTTCGTTCATCATCGTCGAAGAACACGGTGTGTCGTTCACCATCTAACCCACTGGAGCACAGACCATGAAGTACGAAATCATCGCCTGCTGGGACGGAGAGCTGTTCGTCCACCACGCCAGCACCTTCGAGGAAGCCATGCAGTGGGCGCACGCCTACGCGGGCACGAAGAACTGCAAAGCGCGCGTCTGGCGCGTCGCCTGACCCGTCAACCCACTGGAGCACAGACCATGATCACCTTCACCACCTCTCAACTCAAAGCGGCGCCTACCGTGCGGCCCGTAACTATGTGGGGCTTTGAATCATGAACCCGTTTAAGCCTTCCCTGTCCCATATCCCGCAATACGTGGCGCCCGTGTTTGTCGACCCGCAAAAGCCGCCGAAAGCGAAGCGGCACAGTCCGCTGCCCAGCGTGGCCACTCTCGCGCGAGTGTTCGATGACCCGAAGCAAGCCCGCGCGATTCTCGAAATGAGCCGCGCGCAGCTAGTCGAAACCGAAGCCGGCGCGGCCCGCGTGCGTGAGTGCTACAACCCGCCGAGCACGGCTGATATTCGCTTGCACGTTCTCAATGCGTGCGATGCGGGCCTGCATGGTGTGGAAGCCATCGCCCTGCATGATGGCTGCGACTATGCGGATTACCTCAACACGGGCGATACCTGCGCGCCTACGCTGATCCGCTATAAAGGGCGATACCGGGTGCAATCCGTCGGCGATTTTGTGGAAGTCCTGCAGCGCCGTGGCGTGCGGGTGGATTGAGGAGCACGGCATGAGCGAACCTGTAATCATCACTGGCCGCCTGCACGTGACCGAGAGCCTCCGTAACAGCACCTTCGGTAATCCGCGGTATCGCGCCATCGTGGGGGCTCGTTCCGTCGTCACGTCCCCCAACAGCATGATCGCCTACGCGATCAACAACTACGAAGGCAAAGAGGTGCGGGTCACTGCGCGCATGCTGCGCGGTCGACTGAGTATCGTGTCCATCGAACTTGTTGAGGAGCAATCAAAATGACCCACGACCCCTCCGACCTGCGCTTCACCGGCGCGCAGCTCCAACAGGCCGAGCGCCTGCTGTCCAAGTCCTCGGACCTGACCCTGCAGGCCGTGGAGCACTCGCACCGCCAAGCCCTGCGCTCCCCGGCGCCGAAGCTCGAAAGCACGCCCAGCGCTGGCGAGGACGCGCTGCTGGCCATCGGCCTGGTGCTCGCCGCGGCGGGCGTGGGCGTGATCATTGGGGCGCTGACGCGCTGGGTGTTCTGATGTACGCCACCAGTACCGACGCCGAGCTGACCCGCGCGGCCAGCTTCCAGCAGAACCCGGCGATCCGTCGCCTGGCCGATCGCCTGCAGGACCGCAACCTGATCGCCCAACGCTGCAGCAAGGTCGCCGCAGAGCTGGCCCACATGCTCAGCATGGTTGACCATCCCAACGGGCTGAGCGATGCTGTGCGCCTGCGTGCGATCGACCAGGCCAGAGACCTCGCGCGACATCTCGACTGGACGCACCACGTGCCCCACTATTCAACGGAGGAATGACACCATGCCTGCTCCTAAAACTTGCGACAAGTGCAATCACTACTCAGCCCCCAAGCGATGGGACTCCGAATACGAGGGCTCGTGCGACATGATGGGCGACTCGAACAGCGCGCCGCCGATGGAGGATCGCGCGAACGGTTGGGATTACGAAAGCTATCGCGCGGGCGTCTACGTCGGCCCCAAGTTCGGGTGCATCCACTGGGAAAAGATCGCGAAGGTGACACCATGACCCGCTACCCGATGGCCAACAAGGTCAAGATCCCGCGCCCCTACGTGCCCGCTGTGGCAACCGACATTCGCAAGACCATCAAAGCCGAGAAGCGCCGACTCGCGCAACAGGCCGTGCCCGCTGTGGCAACCGACATCCGCAAGACCATCAAGGCCGAGCAGCGCCGACTCGCGCAACAGGAGGCCCGGATGATTCACGCTGTGATGGAGGGTTGACCATGCCGCTGTCGAAACACGTCAACACCTTACGCCGCGCCCTTGTCCGCGAGATCGGCGACGCCTATTCTATGGCTAACCTGGCAACGGTAGACCCTGCACGGTTCAAACCCGGCGCAGCTCGCATGCATTCACGTCGGGCACGAGAGGCCGAGCGCGCGCTAATGACCCTGCAGGTCGAATACCCCAGTCGCCAGCCCTACGCGATTGCCCACTGGCCCGGCGACTTCGACGGTCCTCACAGTGTCGCAACGATTCGATAAACGCGGTCGTCTGGTTTGCTGGTGCGGCGGATACCACTTCCCCCACCGGCGCACTGGCGGCGCGTGCCATCATGGGTCACGCGCCGACTACTACCACGCCTTGCGCGCAGGCATGCCGCTCGATGAGTGCATGCAGCTCCTGAGTGCCGCTGATCTGCGGCGGATTTTTCCTATTGATGGTGACATATGAGATGTAAACCTGGCCAACGTGCCATCGTCACGCGCACCCTCGGCGTCCCTGAGATGGTGGCCTATCTCGGTATGTGTGTCCGAGTGCTGAGGATTACCGGATCGAGCACTTTCGGCCCCATGTGGGAGATTGAACCGGGTCCACGCCATCCTATAGGTGCACCCGGTCATTGGATGAAAGGCGACCCGATCGAGATGCTGGCCGATGAGATATTGACGCCGATACCCGATGATTCACTTCCCGAAGAAACCAAACTCACAGAATTGGAGCACTCATGACACCCGATGAGATCAAAGCATGGCGCGTGAGCCTACGACTCGGTGAAGCCGGCATGGCCGCGTATCTCGGCGTGCCGGCAACAACCCTGCGCAAGTGGGAATCTGGTGCCCGCCAGCTCGACGCCGCTCCCCGTCGTCTGCTGGACGTGCTGCGTCGAGTGCAGGAGGGAGCGCCTGACCTTCACGCGGAGCTGATCGCCGATGCCTTCGGCGCCGACGCGGTGAAGCGTCCGCGTGGCCGCCCGTCGAAGGAGAAGGCACCATCCCTTCCGGATTGGATGCGAACGCCTCACTAGCACCCATAGGGCCTGCGCCCTACCCTTAAAAGAAACCCCAGCCGGACCTAAATCCGCTGGGGTCTTTTCATTGGGGATCGATGATCCCCACCCTCTCATGCAGGCTGAAGATTTCGAGATTCCATTGCACTGGATCGCTGCTCGTCTCTCAGCCTCGACCGGTACGCGTAGACGTGGTTGACCGAAATGCTGTAGTGGCTGGCCACCTGGGTCGCTTTGCCTGGGTGTGATGCGACGTCGCGCCAGTCGAACGCGCGCTCCTCGATGACTACCTCATGGGTCGAGAACTTGTGGAGGTTGAAGCACTCACGACGGCGGCGCGAGTCGCGCGTCTCCTTCACCACCGTGTGAGCGCCGCAGATGGGGCACATCATTTCTCGCGCTCCTTGAGCATGGCGTCGGCGATGGTGTATGACACCATCGCCACATATTCACTCGCGGAGTAGTCTATATCTGGGTTGGTCAGCATTCCCTGCATCGCTTTCGCGGCGAAGTAGTCCCGCATGCTCATGCCGGGATCGGCCTCGTGGACCACGTGTCCACCTCTGCTGTCCTGGTGGACAACCCTCACCCCCACCGGGAACGCCGGGCCTCCGTCGTCCTTGTTGCTCGGTTCGTACATTTCGATCTCCATTTCAATCTCCTGTCGTTCCAGTGCGCTCGTACCCGTGCACCGTGGGTTTCTCTTTGGTCGAGAGTCGGTAAATGTTGTCCATCTGACGCTGCTTTGCCGCAATAACTTCCGCTCGGTGATGCGAGAACATCTCGCGCAGCGCCGGGTTGATGGCCCACTGCGCGCGACCTCGGTTGATCTCGGAACCGTCGTCCATGCGCGCCACCCAACCCGCCTTCTCCAGCGGGTGCATCGAGCCCAGGATCATCTCAGTGGCGGTCCACTGGTTCACCTTGTCGAGGCGGCGCCGCGCGCTGCTCTTGATCTCGGCGAGCGATATCTCCGTCGCGTCAGCGTGCTGGATAATGTGATCAGCCATCCACTGATCGAACCCGCTCACACCGCCCAGGTCCGAGTCGTAGGTGTAGCGCATCGCCGGGACGATGAAGCTGCGGATCAGATCGGCGCATCGGCGCATCACGTCTCCGCTCACGTGCAGCGAATAGGGGTTTTCCATCACGTGCCAGATCAGCGCCAGCCGACCCAGCATGCCTTCGAGCTTGCCGAACGCGGTGAGGAACACCGGACCGCTTCGCAGCAGTCGCTCATCCTTGCGCTGGGTCTCGTACCAGTCTTGAAATCGGTCGAACTCTGCCGCCGCCTCTGGCGACAGCGCGTAGGTCATGGCGGGAAGACCGAAGACGACTCGCACCATCTGCTCGAACTCGGCGATGTTGGTCAGCGCCTCGGGAATCGGCGAGCCCTTGCGGGTATGGCCATGGCGCAGAACGATGGGAATGAAGCGCTGCAGCAGGCCATCGCTGGACATGGACTTCACCACGTCGGAGAACACGTGCGGCTGAATGTTGCCGTAGATCGACACGGCGTAGTTGTCCGCGCTGATCGTGCCGGCCCCCACCCGATCCATCTCATAGCGCTCGGACTCATACGCCTGCGTCCACGCGCTGCGCGCCTCGCCGCTTCGCGGATCGGTGACCTTCTCGGCCCACGAGTGCATCTCATCAAGATGACACAGCAGGCCGCGCGGCTGGTCGGCAGCGTGGCGCACGAGCTTCTGCGAGGTGATGTCCTGCACCACGATCTTGAGCGGTCGCGGCTCGACTGGCGCATCACCGTACCCTTCCGGCATCTCACCTGCGAGCATCTGCTCGGGGTCCTTGGCTGCGTCAAGGAACGCCTTCTTTGCGGCCTCGTGGCGGGCCTGCAGCGCCTCAAATACCTGCAGCGCCTGGCGGTATCGGGGCCTGTCTTCTTCCTCCAGCTTGTTGAGCACGGAGAACATGGGGCGCGAGCCGGGCGACTTCTTGTCAGCCGGATCGCCGATGGTCATCACCCACAGCACCGGGGGCACCTTGAACCCGGGCTTGAGCTGCAGCCTGGTGCGTGCGTCCAGCGCGCCGGAGACGGTTGCCAGGCCTGCGAACAGGGGGACCATAGGGTCACACCCCACCCCGCGCGCGATCTCGTCAGCGCGGCGGCGCAGGATGGCTGGAACGAGGTCCAGGTCAAGCTCGGGCGGCGGGGGGCGCAGCTCGTTGGTGAGCTGCACCGGCTCGGTGATCTCGCTGGCGGCTGTGAAGAAGCTCGAAGCGTCGGGAACCGGCCGGCTCCAGCCGTTCTCGCTGGCCATGCGGTAGAGCGAGCCGATGCGCACCTTGGTACTCTTGTCGCTGCGAAAGCTGCGCCACTGGGTCGCCATGTCGCGCGAACCAGGGTACTTGCCCGACTCCTGGCTCCACTGGTCCCATAGCTGCGCGGCGTAGGTCTCCTGCCCCGTCTCCGTTCCGAGGTGGTGCAGTGCCATGCCGACCTTCACCCACTCCTCGCGCGAGACGTCGGGGCTGATGTAGGCCAGCGCGCTGCGGATCTCTTCCCAGTCAGCCGTGGAGGGTACATCGGCCTGCTGCGGCTCCTGACGCTCCATGGATGCCACCCAGAAGGCAAGCAGTGACTGAGGGATCTGAGGCAGGCGCGTCCAGTGTCCCATACCGGCCCAGCGGTACGGCTGCAGCGTGTCCGGGTGGATCGACGGGGGCAGCACGTCCTGCACGGTCAGCGCCTCGTGGGTCGAGCAGCGCAGATCGAGGTAGTTGTACCGCTTGCCCGATGGGTCGCTGTCCATGAACTTCTTCGACGGCAGCGCCATGCCGAAGGGCATCGCGTACAGCAGCTTTCCGTGACCCTGACGACCTGAGTCCACGACCACGGCGTCTGGCGCATCGTAGAGGCCCTGAAGGTCGATCCCGCGCATCGCCAGCTCGGCCGCTGCACGGTCCCACACGTCCACGTCGACAGCCATGGTTCCGCTGTAGGCGTGCGCCAAACCAATCCCCCACCCAGGGGGAAGATCAGCGGAAGACCTCAGGACCGAGCCTCGTTGGTTCCATCCCCTTGCGGCTGGCCCCTTCGTGCCCGGTGGGATTGGGACAAGTTGCCATCCGTGTCTGATGTAGGCGTCAACGGATGCGGGGTGTTGCGTCACTTGCGAAAATGTCATACAGCGGGGCGTCTTCGTTGTCTGTCGTTGTCTCCATGGGTTGGGTAACCACCCTTAGCCCCGGGTCGAAAGGTCCGGGGCTTTTTCTTTGGAACTTTCGATCATCGACTGTCGGAAAGCGTGACCAACCCCGTGGTTCAATTGATGTAGTCCGTGTTCTCCAAGCTCCATCATGTCGGCAACAGACAGCCGCATTTCGTCCCACTGGCCATGACACGCGACTCTAAGTACGCGATCCCCGGTACTGAGGTCGTCATGTGTCTCCATGTACTCAACAGGTTTCCGACACACGTCGCAGACGACAGTGGGGAAAGCAATCATGTGGCTCATCAGCGGGATGTTCATAAATTTTCCACAGTTCGTTCAACAAAGTGCTTGCAGTGTGCCACAAGTTCGTGCTACAGTGCAATCACTTTCTGAGGTACCACCCAATGGCCACCAAACAAAACCGATCCAAGTTCCTCACGGTGCGACTGACGCCACGTGAGCACAAAGAGTTCAGCGTCAAGGCCCAGGAGTTCGGAGGTCCGAGCTTCGTCTTGCGCGAACTGGTGAACGGGTTCACTGAGAACCGCGTCTCCATCTCCCCCAAACCCAACCAACGGAGCCTTTACAAATGAGCCTCGAATCCAAGATCGACACCCTGACCGCTGCCATCGTCGCGTTGACCGCAGCCATCCAGGCCCAACAACCCACCGGGGAAGCAAGTGTGCCGCAATCTGCGCCGGTGGTCCAGCCGCCCGCACCTGCGCAACAGGCTGCTCCCGCGATGCCGCCGGCTCCGACGTTCATGACCCCGCCCGTCGCTGCTCCTGCTGCGACCCCCGTCACGACGGCCGTGCCGTTCACCGACGTGCAGGGCCTGTTCAAGTACACCGCCGAAGCCTACCAGGCCATCGAAGCGGCGACTCCCGGTCGCGGCGCTGAGATCCAGACCCGCGTGATGGCGGCCCTGGGCGTCGGCAACGTCAACGACATCAAGCCCGAGCAGTACGCCAACTTCTACGCTGGCGTCGAGGCGATCAAGGCGGGCAAGTGATGAGCAAGATCATCGGTATTGCTCTCGCAGGTGGCACCATCGCAGCGCTTGTACTCGGCGCCTACTGGTTGATGTGGCTCTTGTGGTGCTGGGTTCTCCCGCAACTCTGGCCCTCGGGTCCGCAGTCCTTTATCGCCCCAGGGTATTGGCTGTTCGCCGCAGCTTGGTTCCTGCTCTCGCTTGTCGGACGGGCGATCTTCGGGCGGTCGAATCAAAAATGAGCACCCATCAACTACGCTCCCCCTCGCGCCTGCACCGGGACTTGAACTGCCCCGGCGCGGCCCGCGAGGAGGCCAAGTACCCGGTGTCGCCCAGCGGCCCGGCCTCCATCGACGGCACCCACTCGCACACGCTGCTGGAGTGCTGCATCAAGGCGGGCCTCTCGGACCCCACTACCGACAACTCGATCGGCAAGGAGTTCTCTGACCACGAGGGCAAGTTCGTCGTCGATGCCGAGCGTGCCCAGCGGGTCAAGGTGGCCATCGACTACATCCGCGAACGCTCCCTCAACGGCACCTTTCAGGTGACCGCGGAGGAACGAGTCGACCCTGCGTGGTACTTCCACCGCAACGACATGGCAGGCACCTGCGACGTGCAGATCCAGCGTCCCGACGAGCTGGAGGTGATCGACTACAAGGACGGCATGAACCCGGTGTCGGCCAAGGACAACGAGCAGATGACCGCCTACGCGTTCGGCGCGCTGGCTAAATCGAATCTCGCGGTCAACCAGCCTCACCCGTTCAAGTTCATCACGATGACGATCATCCAGCCGAAGCTGGCCCTCAAGGGTCAGCCGGCGATCACGTCACACACGATGACGGTGGAAGAACTGCTCGGCAAGCTGGGCGAATGGGCCGTGAAGCTGCAGGCCACCGACGACCCCGACGCCCCGCTGGTGCCGGGTGACAAGCAGTGCCGATACTGCCGAGCCAAAGGGTGCTCGGCGCGCGCCTCGCAGGCCCTCGCTGCGGCCGGAGTGACGTTTCAACCCATTGAAGTGAAGGAGTCCCCAATGGAATCCGCTGTTCTTGACGTGACCCAACAGGTCGCGGTGCAGGAGCCTACCGAACTCAGCAACGAGCGCCTGGTGCAGATCCTCGAAGCGGCGCCTCTGCTGCGCCAGACCATCGAGCAGGCCGAGGCCGAAGCCCAGCGTCGCATGGAAGCCGGTCAGGACATCCCAGGCCTCAAGCTCGTGTACAGTCGCGGTTCGCAAGCGTGGAACCTCCCAGACGAGGAAATTGCAGAGAAGTTGAAGGGCATGGGCGTTCCCAAGGACGCGGTGTTCAATACCTCGGTCGTGTCGCCAGCTCAGGCGAAGAAGCTCACCTGGGAAAATCGCAAGGGTGAGCAGAAGACACTGTCCGAGCGGCAACTCAAGACGCTGGAAACGGAGTACATTTCCAAGCTCGCGGGGAAGTTGACCGTCGCCCCCGCCTCCGATCCTCGACCCGCTGTGGTCAGGAACGCAGCGCCTCTTTTCAGCGCTGTGCAAGAGCAACCCGCTGTCGCTGCAGTGCCCGAGTGGCTTGCGATGCCGGCGTGGATGCAACCCCAGTAAGTTAGTTCTCAAGGAGTACCCAAGTGTCCGAAATCATCTACGCCACCGACGTTCGCCTCTCGTTCCCCGCCCTGGTGGAACCCAAGGTCCGTGTCGACGCCGCTACCGGCAACAAGCGCAGCGCCTACGAGTGCGACATCATCCTCGACGAGTCGAATCCCGGTTGGGCTCAGTTCATGCAGCGCTTCGCCGAGCTTGCACAGATCGCCGGCAAAGAGCACGCCCAGGCTCTCATGCAGATGATCATGAATGACCCCAAGAGCCGCTGCTTCGGCGATGGAGGTCAGAAGCTCAACAAGAAAACCTTCCAGCCTTGGGATGGTTACGCGGGCAAGAAATTCATTTCCATGTCGGCCAAACAGAGCTACCAGCTCATTGGTTCCGATGGCAAGGTTATCGACCCGGTGAACCCGATGGCCTGGCAGGCCGCTGCTCGCAAGCTCTATGGCGGCTGCCGCGTCAACGTGGCAATGAAGCCCTGGTGGCAGAACGCGAACCCTCAGAAGGGCTACGGTCACGGCATCCGCTGCGACCTGATTGCCATGCAGTTCCTGCGCGACGACACCCCGTTCGGCGACGCCGCTCCCGACGCGAGCAACATGTTCGGCGCGGTCGCTGGCGCAGCGCCTGCAGCGGTCCCATCGTTCATGGATGCACCGTCCGCAGCCCCCGCGATGCCTGCGCCTCCGACCTTCGGGGCGCCGCAAATGCCGGGCCTGCCGGCGTTCATGCAACGCTGAACGAATGGCCGTAGAGCCTTAGGGCTCGGAGCCGGTGGAATCCCGGCACCTATAAAACTCAGGAGAACGTAATGGACATCTTCGATGCCTTCGCGCACCTGCGCGTGGTGTTTCGGCGCGAGAACCTCGAACCCCCGACCGCAATTTATCTGGGGTCGCGTGAGGAAGGGTTGAAGTTTCTCAGCTCAATTCGACAGTCTTCTCACTACGTCGGGATGGTCAGCCACCCGAGTAATGGGATCGCTGTCGAATACGCGGACGGTTCTGTTTACATGGAAGTGTCGATTATGGACATCAAGGTCCGATGGCCCGCTAACCTAATCGCCACGTCCGATGGTGGATGGTCGTATGTCTGATGTTGTGTATGACCTGGAGACGTACCCAAACGTCTTCACGCTCGCCGCAGAACACGCGCACCTGCCGCTACGTTGGTCCTTCGAGATCAGCCCGTGGCGCAACGACTCGCGCGCCATCATTGAGTGGTGCCAGTGGCTCTCGGAGCGAGGGATGCGCCTGGTCGGATTCAACAACGTGGGGTTCGACTATCCCGTGCTCCACACTCTGCTGCGTATGGGTCATGCTGACGCGCGTACTCTCTACGACAAGGCCATGGTGATCATCCAGTCTCGTGACTCAGACGAGGACGGTGAGAAGTGGATGCATTCGGTCAAGCCGGCCGATCGCATCGTGAAGCAGGTGGACCTGTTCAAGATCCACCACTTCGACAACAAGGCGCGCGCGACCAGCCTCAAAGTGTTGGAGTTCAACATGCGGATGGACGACGTGAGCGACCTACCGTTCCCTGTTGGAACGACGCTCACGCAGGAGCAGGCCGCGGTACTCAAGGCGTACAACGCGCACGACGTGACGGCGA